TTAACGGGTTCGTTGGGGTAGAGTAATCCGCTAGGTGTTTCGATGTTGACAAATGCGGCTTGGTCGCGGTTTTCTTTGAACGGGAATCGCGCTTCAACTTGGTTAATTGAACTTGTAATGTCGGTTGCACTAACGCGAATTTCGCCAATAATATTGTCATCATCAAACGCGTAAGCAGTTGATTCAGATTTGTTAATAACAATTGACCATTGACCCAATGCGGCGTTATAGGTCATCCAAGAATCGCAAGCGGAAACGATACGGTCAACATTAGAAAGAACCGATTGCCCTGCATCTAATACGCCGTTAATGCGGTAACGCGGTTGCGTAGATGGTGCGCCGCTACTATTTGTAAATGTAATGTTTTGGTCGCCATAGGTGTTTAAGGCGGTTGCGCTTGTGCTATTTACAAACGCCGCATCTACTGCACCGCCATAAACTGTATTTGTAAGATAGTCATACCAAACATCGCCCGCTTTGGCTACACCCGTTCCGTTTAGCGTATGGGCTACTTTAAATGTAATAGGCGAAAGTTGCGTAGTATCAGCATCGCGATTGTAATTAAGTACGGCAATAGCAAATGCCAAACCGTTCATTTGGCGACCGCTTGCGGGCCATCTTTGCCCTGCGGCAATATCTACACCGCCCATAATTCCGCTTGGCAATGTGCCTGAACTATTGATTGCCGTAATTGTTCCCGCTTGGTTTGATGTAAACAAGTAAATAAATAAATTGCCGCTAATCTTTGTATCTACATTTCCCGCTTCATCGGTTAGCGTAATTACTTTGCCTTGTTCTGTTGGGTCAAATCCAATTTTTCTATCACCAAAATACATATCAGTTTGGTCAAACGCAAACTGACCATTTGGGCTAATGCTAGATATAGCCAAAACATAATACATTTTGCGTTGGTCAACGGTTAGCACCGCATCAACAAATGTGCCGCCCATGTAGGCGTTGCCGTACACAATAGGAATAGCATTAACCGCGCTTGGGGGTACTTGTTGCCTTACGCCCATGTCTTGTTGTGTTTCGGGGTTATCCGCAAACATACGGGTAACAATAAATGAAACTGCAAAGTTAACGGCAAAAGTAGCCGCCGCAACGCTTATGCTAAAAGTTGTTGCTACATAAGCAATTAGTGTAGAAACCATTTTATTCCCTAACAAAAGTTGCACTAAGGGATTTGTATCCCCTGCGCGTGTAATCAATCAACGGGCCGTTAGCAGAAATTGAAGTGCAAACAATATCTACATCGCCCGCTTTTAACATTTCCTTTGCGCGTTCATCAAACGCCTTCCAAAGCCTACCGCCAACTGTGCCATTGCGATGTTCAGGTTCTACCCACCACAATAGTTCGTTTAATTCTTTCACTTTGGGCGACCAAATGTTAGAAGTTTTGTAAGCCACAATCGCGCCCCTGAGATGCGAATCGATATAAATAAAACCACGCCCGTGAATAATGCTAAACAATAGTTCTTCAACATAGCGGGGAAAGTGATTATGCGATTCACCAAGTTTTTTAATAGGGTTTTCATAGGCGTATGCCTCCACAATTTCTAACAGTCTAGGTATGTCATATCTTGTTGCGGGTCTTATCATTTATACAATTACCGTTCCTGATGTATTTTCTGTTTGTGTTACTGTAGTTTCGCTTGCTTGTGTTTGTATCATTGGGGGCGAACCAAAATCAAAATATTGGTTTGAAATTTCGCTTACACGATTCATTGATGTATCGCCCGCATAAATAAATTGCCAATTGTTTTTATTAGTTTTTACGCCCGACAATCTGTTTTCCAAAATGCGGCGCATAGATGAACAAGAAATAGAACAAGTTGCAATGCGTGTACGGGCTTCAGAATTAAAATCTTCCGTAATTGAAACGCTATTGATAATGCCTTGATAGCGTTTAAAGAATTGGGTTGTAGGCGTTGTAATGATTTGATTGTTACTGTCAAAGAACCCGCGCCAAACTTCTACCAAAGAACCTTTAATGTCATTGCCAAGAATAATGCCTACATTGGTTGGGTCAATGCCCGTCAATGCAATGGTCATGTCATCCGATGTTGCCTTAATGTCGCGCTGAACATCACCGACACTAAGTAGCGCACCAAGGTTAGAAAAGGTAATACCGCCAACCGTGATAGGTGCGGCGGCATTGCAAAATGTGTAAACCGTAGCCGCATTGCCAACGGTAAGTTTTACAAATTCCGCATGGTTAATTTGTGAACCAGTTACGGCGTTAATTGTTGTCATGTTATGTACTCACGGAAAACAAACGGCGCATCCCATTGCACAAACGCGCCATCTGTCATTGGGTTAAGTGTATAGGTTGGGCAAGATTCTGCAACCACCGTAAATGTGCAAGCATTACCAATGCTAACCGTTGTGCCTGATGCGGGCGTACCAATCAACGGGCGATTGATGCCTACTGATGAACCCGCGCTATCGGCGGTTATCTTGTAGGTGTAACCGTTAATCATAATAAAATCACCCGCTTTAAATGTGCCGTTAGAAGTTAAAGCAAGTGTTTGCGTATTAGCCGCGGGCGCACCGTTTAAGGTTGCCGCGGTAGCCGTGCCACGCATTTCAGTAAACCAAGAAAGATTGGTGCTATTAAAAGTAATTGTTTCAGGTAGTTGCCTATCTTTGTTGTCAATGCTTTGGATTACATCCCGAACTTGCGGATAGTAAAGATAAGCATGGGGCGTAATAGTAAACACCCAAGGCACGGCGGTTAGGTATTGCGCTACGGTGATATAACCCGAACGCGCTACTTGTTGTCCAACCATACGGCGGTTGTTAACCGTCATTGATTGTTGTATTTCAAAGATGGTTTGGAAACTCATGCCCGACCCCTATTCACCGCCAACGATTTATTGGCGTACTGATTTGCCGCCCATATCGCGTTAGAACTGCCGTACAAGCGTTCCTCAAACGATTTGGTATCTATGGCGTTAATGTAATTGTTTGTCACCATCGTAGTGCCACCCATGCCCGCCAATGCGTGATTGGGGATTATGCTTCCAGCCGTTCTTGGAACAAACAATTCGGGTCCACGTTCACCAACAATGCTTGCTTGTCCCACCGCAGGAGAACCGCCATCAGCATATCCGGGAACGCCCGCCATTGCCGCTGGTTGATACGGGTTTGCACGCATACCAAACATTGACCCAAACATGGAACTTAAAAAGTTAGATGCCGCCGCTTTCATCTGCATGGCAATCATGTCTTGGATAATGCTTTTTGCTAAATCTTTAAAACTTAATTTACCGGTTCTTACAAACCGTTCAATTGCAGATTCCATATTGCCCATTAGGGTATCAAATGCTTTTGCACCTTGTTCCAATTCGGTTGGCATATCACGTAAGAATCTGGACGCTTGTTTTGCAAAACCTTCTTCGTATGAACCTTGACGTAATTGCAAAGTTAATTGATAACGTTGATGCGCAATTGCCAATGCTTTTTCTGACAATTCAACTTCACGGGCTTCGGCTTGTGCACGTGCTTCGGCGGTTAAATCTCTGCGATTATCCAATTCTTCTAAATTGGCTGTTAATTGTTGCTTGATTTGTAATCTTTCACGTTCCAACGCAAATTCTTCTTGACGCATACTTGATGATTTCATTTCAAGTTGCATCATTTCCTTTTCGTTATTTAACGCAAGGCTTATTAATCGCTGACGTTCGGCAACAGCGGAATTTCCTTTGTCATAACTGCTAAAAAATTCTGCCCGCGCTTTGGCATCTTCTTCTGCCGATTTAAGCGCATTAGCCGCGCCTTGTGCGTACAGTTGCATTTGCCTTTTACGGGCTTGTTCGGCTTCTTTGGATTCGGAAACTTTACGACCACCGCTTGCCACCGGCGTTGTTGCGCTACCCTTTTTTAATAACGCATCAATTGAATTGCCATATTGGCTTTCACCCATAATTTGGGCATAAAAAGCATCTCGATTTTGTCGTGCAATGATTCCAGCAATTTCGTTACGAGTCATTAACCCCGTTGTTTCCGCTTCGGTTCCCGGAATTAATGATTTAAAAATTGAAATTGTGGTTTGGACTTGCGTGGCAATTCCTTGCAAAACAAACGCAACGTCTGCGGCTGTAATTGCAATGGTTTGAAAAACTGTTTTAAATACTTGGCCAAGAATACTGGTTTCGCCAGCCAAATCTTTTATGTAATCAATGCTTGTTTTTAAAACAGGACCCAATTGCACCGCAAGAATAAGCATCACTTCGCGTGACGATTGCGCCATCAAATCGTAAGTGTCTGCGGCGTCTTTAATTGCTTTTTCTTGTTCTTGAATAAGCGGATTGGCTTGTGCCATTTTTTCCGCAAACCCAACCATGTCAACGCCTTTGGCGGCTTTGGAAAATATCTCCATTGCCTTTGCGTTACGTGTAACGGGGTCTTCAATTGCGGCTAAATTGGCAACCAATTTATTAAGCAATTCTTCTTGAGACAATTTTCCCAAATCTTTTAACGTAACGCCCAATGATGCGGCGGTTTTCTGCGCTTTGTCAGAACCACTAGCGGCTTCGTCAATAAATTTGGCAAATGCCGACAACATCTTGCCGGCGTTATCTGCTTGCCCGCCTGAATTAGCAAGCGCATTGGAAAGTTGCAATACTGTTCCAATGGCTACTTCGTTTGCTTCTGCTACGTCTGCCAGTTCATCAGCATATTTGATGGCGGCGACGCTTGCCGCGGCTAATGCCGTTGCACCAATCTTGCCAAATTTTTCTGCGGCTTGGCTAAATTGCTCAAGTTTTTTACCAGCCGCTTCTAAACCTTTGCTGAATTCTGCTGAATCTAAGCCTAGCACCACGCCAAGGCGGGCAATCATATTAGCCATCTTTTACCCCAAACAATGTTTTATCAAACCCCTGCGCCTGTGCCATAAACGATAACAACGTATTGCTTACGGCTTGTTTTTTCATATCTTCAGGCAACGGCGGATAGATGTAATCATACGCATTACCAAGGATGTTGGCTAGTTTATACGGCGACGTATTTGCCGGTCGCATATAGTTAAACACCCCGTTTGTAAGCGTCGCCATTTGCGACAACAAACCATAATTGCCAACCATCCCATCGGCATACATTGTTTGGATGTTTGCCATGGTCACGTCGTCAATTTCCGCAACTGTTTCTATGGTATGCCCGTTAAAAATCATTGCCGCTTGGCATTGGCTTTTTAACGAGCCTATTAGTTTCCCCGCGCTTCCTTATACGTGGGACTAATCACCTCACCAATTTTTTCCACGATTTGCATTTGTACGGATATTGGGAATTCTTCCTCAATGTCTTTGTATGTCAAATCTTCTAGGCTTGCACCTTCCAATTCGGGCACAAGCAATTTAAAAAATTCTGTAATACGTGCCTCGGTAATGGCTTTGTTTTTTGCCGCTTCACGCATTGAACGACCATCGACTAATACATCGTCGTCCGTAAATTTAAAATCATCCGATTGCGTTGCTTGAAATTTGCGCAACGACGCGGTAATGTCCACGTAGATTTTTTCAACTGTTTTGGCATCAGGCTCGGAGACTTTTTTATAAATTTCATCCGATTCTGCAACCAATGGAATTCTGACTTTGAATGTATGACCACCCAATTCAAAAGAACGAATCAATAAATTCTTTTTGTTGGCTTGATATTTTTCGCCAAACGCTGTGCTTAATCTTGTCATTTGTATTTTGCCTTGTATTGATTTATCCGCCTACCGATAATGTCGCCAAGCCTTTTAGCGGTTTCAGGGGCTTGGGATTCCATTGCAGTACGCAAAAATGGTTGTGCGCCATGGTTTGCTGTACCGAATTCTTGCGCTATTGCGCGTGCGTCGCTTGTAACGCCTTGAAATTTGTTTGCGCGAAATGCACCCACGTGCGCATCGCTGTCCATGCTTGCCAAACGTTTACGTGCGTTTGCCAAACCTTTGCCTTGACTCATTTGTGCAAGTTTTTTTCCAGACGCGGTCGTTACAGCACCAATTACGGTGTCTGTTTGCGTAATATATTTTGAACGTCTGTCGCGTTTGGTTGGGCGTCGTGCTTCAACTTGCAAGGACAAGCGCAAACCGCCTGAATCGACCGGTGCGCGTGCAATGGCTTGGCTTAATACGGGTTGCATTGCTTCGCGTACAGCGGGAACAAGAATCTTCCCCGTTGCTTTTCTATCGCCAATTTCATCTGCCAAATCTTCAAAAGCGGCTAAAACTTCTTTCAAACCTTCAATTTTGAAAGACGCTTTCATAATTACCCCGCCTTGATTATTTTATGAAATATTAAATGATTAATTGCAATTGCGTAGTTAACAACTTCCTCGGGCGTCATTTTATCCGCATGATATTGCGCTATTTGATGTGCAAGATTAACTGCCGTCATGCGTTGTTGAGCAAAGCCAAACCAGTCTTTGCGTTCACTGGCTTGGCTTACTAGGAAACTCAACAAGTCGTTACTGTCTTTTATTGTCGTTGTCATATCTTACTCTTTTGTTTTCTTTGTTGGCGCATACGGGAAATATGCGGACAGAAACTGTAATGCGGTTTCTTGTTCTGACCCAGCCGTAACACTTGCCAAAGCAGATGCCACGTCTTGAGAGTTCAACTCCATGCCCCTGACCGCTTGGTCAAGAGGCAAGTATGTTGTTGTCAATAATTTAACTGCGTCATCAACTGACATATCAGACGCTGGCAGACCAGCCGTATTGATTGCCACGTGGGTGGATGGTAAACGTCACCTTGGCTTCGGCTCCGGGAGCCGAGTCAATAGTCCATTGGCTAACGCGACCGTTAAACGCATAGTTCACGATGCCTGTGCCGTCTGTTGCGGAGATAACAAACGTTCGGTCAATCGTGCCGTTGTACGCATCGCCGCGAAGCAACAGCAACACGGTGTCAGATGGATTCCAAGCCGCAGTAATGCTCATGCTTGTTGGTGCGGATTGCACAGGGATTTTATCCGATTGACGTGAACCAGCAACGCCGAAAGAAGCCACCGCGTCATCTTGACCAAATGCGGGGATTGCTTCCACCGGCACTAAGTTACCGACAACTGCCAAAGCAGAAACGGTAGCATAAGTTGACAATGCCGCAGTCGTCAAAGCGGTTGGTGTTGCGGTCGGTTGTGCGTATAGCGTTGCACTAAATCCGGGCAAAATTTTGGTTGGTAAAGCCATTTTGAGTTTCCTTTAAAGAGTTGAATGTTCGTGTCTTATGTTGGAATATCTATTGTGCAATCAATAAAAACTTGCGCCAATTTATTTTCATTGTCGTAACTGTTGTACAGCCACTGGCAATCCGCTTTGGCGATATAGAAACCACCATCAGCAGGGTTTCCTAACATACCGCTATAACCGTGAAGAGATTGTAGTATCTGATTTGAAATTGTGAAACCATCTTCAATCACTTGCGTAAAAATACTAATCTGGAACACAGGGCGGTCTATGCCTTTAACCGATTGAAATTTGCCCGTATAAACGTCTTGGTGAACGTTTCTCAGCATCCATGTAATAAACTTGGGCTGGGTCGCAAAATTGCGGTTAAACGCGGCATATACGGGCACAGGCGTGACAATCCCTGCCAATTGGTATTGGATTGCCTTGCCATAATTGACGACGTTTGTTTGTGCTGTCATACAGCCACCACAGGGTCATTTCGTACGCATAACAATTTAACTGTCATTCGGTCATCCGATTCACGAACGCTATCAATGCGCCAATCAAAATTTTTCCAATTAATGGAATACAAATTTTGACTGTCCACAATCGTGCGAGTGTTGGGCGTGTAATTTAACGTAAATTCCACAATGTCAAAATACACGCGGTATTTATCTGATATGCGAACATGGTTTGAAACGGAATGAACCCGCGCCCTTGTGTCAAACCACTTTGTAATAGTTGTGGATTGTTCACCAAAGGAACTTGCACCAAAGGTCAATTGGTTTACGCGGATGTTTTCAAACCGAGCAATTGCCATGTCACATCACCAAGGGTTTATACGAACGAAGCAATGCTGACACGCCAAATGGAATGTCTGTTAAACGCCCATCTGTTGAATTGGAACGGTTGTTATACAAATGCGTCAACAACAACAGCGCGGCTTGTTTAATCACGGGGTACGTTGCCAAGAACGCTGAGTTCTGTGTGTACGTCACCATAATTGGGTTTGCCACGTTTTGATTTAACGTGTTTGGAATCGTATTTAAAATAATTCGGTTACCCGTTGGGTCGTACGAATACGTAGAAGACGCAATTAACACGGGCACAGTATTGGACGTGGAATAAAATTCAACCGCGTCAATCGTTACGCCGACCGAGTTGTAAGCCGTTACCGCCACTTCTGGCAAATCAAGAAACACCGCCGTGTTATACAGCCCAAAATTTGGGTAATATATTTTCCACGTTGTTGGGTAAATTGCCATGCCCAAATAATCTTCAATCGCCATGCGCGTAGCAAGTTCCAACGATTTCAGGTAAGAATCTTGGCTTTCGTCGTCAAACAAATTTAACTGTTGCGTGATTTCTTCCAACGTCAACCAAGGCGTGACCACATCGCGGTCAACCTGTTCCATCTTGGAATAGTTGTACGGATTCCTTTGACTAGAATAAAAAGGCGCGAGTGTTTGATTCTCAACTGCCATTTTTTACTCCTTACGCCGCGCTTGCGCGTACACCGGCAAACGGGTCACGGACGGTACTAGCAACACGTTTCTCAGCGTACAGTGTCACAAATCCGGGAGCCGTCTGTTCATACACTTGCACGTCAAATTCTTCCACGTCAGCAATTGTCAGGAATCTATCCCAGTTTGCCAAATAAATGGGGAATGTTGCATTTAAGAATGAATTGGGAATAACAGGCCATCCAAAGATTGAACCCACCGCGCCGCTTTCACCCGCTTCGCCCAATTCCAAGAACAATGGCAATCCTGCCGTGTCCTTCAATTGACGCAACGTTTGAATCATTGTCGGTGTCATGTGCCATGCAGTTGTAGGCATAGACCAATATTGTGCGGGCAACGCGTTAGCAATGTCCACAATTTTGTTATACGTTGGTGTAACGCCACCAAGGGAAACCGTTGCCAATGTGTGAATACCATTGGTGATAGCCGTTCCGCTTGTGCCGTATGCCGCAGTTGAACTGCTCAAATACGTGCTTAAACCACGCAGACCATACGTTGCGCCGGTCGTCGTTGTTGTTGAACCTGCTTGGTCGTTGTTTGTTCCCATTGACGCGGCTTCTTGTTGGCTAAATTCCAAAGCAAGGTCTGTCAAAACTGTGTTTTCCAATCCGTTAATATCATCCATAGCGGCGATACGAATTGGCAATTGCGCGTTAATAATGCGCGTGGGCATTACCCAAAACGACGTAGCGGTGTCTGGTGAACCCGTGTTAGGCGTTGCGTTGGGATTCCATGGGTTTGCGCCAGTTGCGTTACCTGTTTTGGCAACAAACTGGATTGCAGAACTGTTTGGCGTTTTAATGTTGCGTGAACCCATACGGAATGGATTTGTATAACGCAATGCCGCAAAAGCATCATCAAAATATGTGCGACCGCCAATATCAAGACCCGAGTCAGTGATTGACGAGGCTTCACGTAGGTCGATAGTTACTTTGCCGCCCTCGTTAATGGCTTTTTTAATGCCGTCTAAAATTTTTTGGTTTGCACTCATTTTGATAATTCCTTAATTAATTAAAAGAGGGGAGCCGAAGCCCCCCGTCTTTATTAAGCACCAGTTGCTGTCGAACGATAGCGAATGATACTGAAAGGATCGACCACGCTGGTTGCCAATCTTTTCTCTCCGAAAAATGTAATAAATCCGGGAGCCGTTTGTTCGTAGCGACGCAGAACCATGTTTAACCTGTCTACGATTGTATGACCGCGATTGAAGTCGCCGAAATACATTGGGTACAGTGATGTAGTGCCCGCAGATGCGCCAGCCGCTGTAGGACTGTTCAAGTACGTGTTAACAACAACGTCAAAGCCCAACAACTTACCAACGATACCGTCGTACACCAATGGTGACATACGTTCAAACACAGGCGTGCCGTTGTCATCAACCAAACCGCGGATGCCAGCAAGCATCAAAGGATTAATGATGAAACAGTTGCCAGTTGACCAATATTGCTGTGGCAATGAGTGAATAAATTGAATCAAATCAATATATTGCACGTTGTTTGCAGAAGCAAAACCATTGGTTGTGGTCTGGTCGTATGTTGCAATGTTATGCAAACCATTTGTAGAAGCAGTGCCGCTTGTACCATACGATGCTGTACTGATAGTACCGCCTGTGTACGATGCGTTATTGCCGCCGTACTGATTTAAACCTCGCAAACCATTTGTCGCACCGTATGCTGTGGTGGTGGAACCGGCTTGGTCATTGTTCAAAATCATCGAGAGGCCTTCTTGCTCCGAAAATTCTTGGAGCATGTCGTCCACGACGTTGGCCTCTAAACCATCAATGTCATCCAAAGCCGCAGTACGGATTGGGAATTGAACGTTGATGTCTTGCATATTCAATTGCCAAATAGATGTGGCTTCAGTTGTAGCCGCACCGTTGTTTTGGATTGTATATCCCCAAGCCGCGCCCGCGTTGCCGGTTTTTGCTCTGAACTGGTAGGATGAACCATCAGTAGAAACATTACGTGACACGCCGCGCATTGGGTTAAGCAAACGCAATTTGTGGAACACAGGGTCATAAGCAGTACGACCACCGATGCCAGCACCTGAACCCGTCAATGTTGACGCTTCTTTCAGATACGCTTGGTATTGCTCATCAGATTCCCACATTTTCAATTCTGTGTGAACACGTGCGTTACCTTTAGCAAAGGTAGCCAGTTGCTCACGTACGCGACGATTCACGTCACCGCGAACTGTTTTGTGTGGTGTGCGGATGAATTCAGGGATTTGAATAGCAGACACTTTGGCTTCCAAAGCGGCAAACTTTTCAGTCAACTCGGCTTTTGCGGATTCCACAGTGGTTGCAACTTCGGCTTTAACCGCTTCAATTTTGGATTCGTTAGACACGGCAATCGCGTCAACTTTTTCCAGTACTTTATCCATAGACATAATAATTTCCTTTAGATACGTTTTTCAAGTGCCTTCACCAACTCACGCGCTTCAAAAGCGGCAAGCAATGCGTCGGCTTCGTTTACCACCGCTTCAGGCTCACCCTGATTTGGTAGAGATTCAAGTGGCTTTTTAACTGCCTCACGCTGTTCCAAAGCATTCTTGAATACCAAAGATGCGGTGGTCGCATCCTTCCGAGTTAGACCCGCCTCACGCAGAGTCTTTTCGACTGAACGGATATTCAACACGCCTTCGGTGCTGAACATCTCTAATTTGTTAATTTCCGCATTGGGATTGTTTGGATACATTACGACGGACACTTCGCGCAAACCACCTTTTGTGATTTGGAAATACGCTTCGTCTGTGTCGTCATCTTCCACGGGGTTGCCATCGGCATCCACCATTTGCGCTTCTTCTGCATACGCACCGACAGAAACGCCACCAAACATTTTTGGGGATTCTTTTAGAATTTGGTACAGGTCGTTACCGCCCACGGTATTTGTGTACAAACGACCTTTTGCTGTCATGCCGGTGTCGTCAAACTCAAATGAGTTCCATTCACCCATTGGCATACCAAGGTCATTGTGATTTAAGAACATCGGCAAAGGTTTACCGCTTTCATTAAATTCATTTGCCCAATCCATAAAGCCTTCGGGCTGATAGTTAAAACGGCGACCATCTGCGCCTTCACGCGCACCCCATGTGGTGCATACGGCTTCAATTAACCCGCTTGGCTGGGCGGCCTCGTTTGCGCTTGGCGTTAGGCTGACTTTGGCTTCGCAAATCAGATTCAAGTTTTTCATTAATCACCCCGTTGTGAATAGATTGATTGTCGTCTGTTATCTTATGGGGTTTCGCTACCGTGGCGAGTGTAACATCAGATGACTTTATTTGTGAAGTCATTATTGCAAGCAATTTTTTTAAATTGTTCATCAGGTTGAACCGATGTTCATCTTGTTTTTCTGATTACCGCCACCGCCGCCCGTATCTTGTGGTGAAGTGCCTTTGATTGGCTCATGTGACGCGCCAGTTGCCACCAGTTCGTCGCCGCCGTTAATCTTTGGCATATTCATGTATTCGCGTGCTTCGTTGGGCGTCATAATACCCGCTTTTACGCCCGCTGTAACAAAATTCATTTGGTCAAGCGGCGCACCCTTTAAAAAATCTTTGGTGTCAAAGCGCACACAAAGGTTTGGATAGCCTTTAAACAAATGCTGTTTTAATTTTTGCTCGACGTTAATTACGGTTGGATACATCACCGTTTTATAAAATTCGTCCAACATTGTTTGCGTATTATTATATTTTTGGTCTGCAATACCCAACATTGCGGGTGGCACACCAAACAAACCGCAAATGCGCTTCATTGTTTGTTGTTTTAATTCAGCGGCGTCCGCGTCTTGCAACGTCAGCATCTTGATTGGGTCGTACTTCATACCTTGGTCAAGCAACATACCTTGACCCGCTTTGCTTGGGTCGCTTGCACGACTGCCCGTCATGGCGTTCCATGTTTCCTTGATGCGAGAAGCAATTTCTTTGAATTTTGCGTCAGGGATAACTTGGTCGGTATAGAAAATGCCCGTCGGCTTTGCGCCGTTTTGCATAATAAAGTTGGCGTAAATGTCAATGTCTTGGTCAAGCGCAATCAACTC